AAGAGATAGAATGACTCAAGATTATGAGATGCCACCTCTTGATTTTATTGGGTGATGTATAATGGCATTAAATCCGTATTTTCAGCAAGGAACACAAGGTGAACAAAGATTAGTACAAGAACTAATAAATGAGCATCTAAGACTTTATGGTATAGAAGTTACCTATATTCCACGTAAATTTGTAAATCAATCAACAATTATTGAAGAGGTTACTGCATCAAAATTTGATGATAATTTTGCAGTAGAGATGTATGTCAATTCATATGATGGATACTCTGGTGCAGGGGATGTACTAACAAAGTTTGGTATGAGTTTGAGAGATGAAGTTGAACTTACTGTATCAAAAGAAAGATTTGAGGAGTTTATCGCTCCATTTATGAACTCTGATGATGATATTGATTTAGCATCAAGACCTAGAGAAGGTGATTTAGTATTTTTCCCACTCGGTCAAAGATTATTTGAGATCAAGTTCGTTGAACACGAAGATCCATTTTATCAATTAGGTAAAAATTATGTTTATAAACTCAAATGTGAACTCTTCGAGTATGAGGACGAAGTTATTGATACTTCAATTGACCTTATCGATACTCAGGTTCAGGACGAAGGATATATTGCAACCCTCAAACTTGTTGGTGTTGGTAGAACCGCAACAGCGAATGCTGTATTAGGTACTGGTTACATTCATAAAATATTCTTAAACAACGATGGTTCAGGATTTACAGGAACACCAGTTGTTGCAATAAGTTCATCTCCTAGTGGAAACAGTGCACATAATGCAACTGCAGTTGCCTTTACAACAGAGAGAGCAGGTGTAAGGTCAGTTGAGAAAATATTATTAACAAATGCAGGACAAGGATATACAGCACCACCAACAATTACTTTATCAGGTGGTGGAGGAGTTGGTGCTGCAGCAACTTGTTCAATTAATACAGCATCAAATGGTGTTATTAGATTTGTGATGACCGATAATGGTGTTGGTTTTGGTACTGTACCAACTGTTACTATCGATGCTCCTGCTGCTGGTATTGCAAGTGATCGTGCAATTGGTATTGCTTCTATTGGTGATGCTGGTGCTGGATTCAATCGGGTTAATTCAATATTTGTGCAAAATGCTGGTATTGGATATACTGCTTCTACTCCTACTGTTAATATTTCTGACCCAGAGACAATTAGTGGAATTGGAACGTACATATTTAATGAAATCGTTCAGGGTATGCGTTCAGGAACACAGGCAAGAGTCAAAAAATGGGATCAAGATACTGGTATACTATCAATTGCAAATGTTGGTATTGGTACTACAACCACAGGATTCTTTCCTGGTGAAGATATTAAGGGACTTACTTCTGAGGCATTATTTAGTGTTGCCATATACGATAAGGATGATAGCACCGATAAATATAATGAAGGTGACATATTTGAGACCGAAGCAGATGCTATCCTCGATTTCACAGAGTCAAACCCATTCGGTAACTACTAATGTTAGGAAATTATTTTTATCACGAAATTATAAGAAAAACGGTCATTGCGTTCGGCACATTGTTTAATGATATTCATGTGCGTCACGACGATCAAGCAGGAAATCCAATATCAGAAATGAAAGTTCCTGTTGCTTACGGACCAAGACAAAAGTTTTTGGCAAGAATTCAACAACAACCAGAATTAAATAAAGCGACTCAAATTACATTACCAAGAATGTCATTCGAGATTACATCGATATCTTATGATGCATCAAGAAAAGCAGGTATAACTCAAACATTTAAGGCACCGAATAAAGATAATGATGATAAATTGACTAAAGTTTTTATGCCTGTACCTTATAATCTTGGATTTGAATTAAATATTCTTTGCAAATTACAAGACGATGGATTACAGATATTAGAACAGATATTACCTTTCTTTCAACCTGCATTTACTCTTTCGATTGATTTAGTTAAATCTATTGGAGAAAAGAGAGACGTTCCAATGATATTAAATGGAATACAACAACAGGATGATTATGAGGGAGATTTTTCAACTCGAAGAGCATTGATATACACACTGTCATTTACTGCGAAGACCTTTATGTTTGGACATATTGCCAAGACTCCAGAAGGACTTATCCGCAAAGTTCAGGTGGATTACTATGGAGATACTAATACTCAAACTGCAAAAAGAGTACAACGCTATTCTGTTGTTCCTAAAGCGAAAAAGGATTATAATGAAGATAATGTTATAGATACTGCAGACGAACCATTCATCGAACCAGGTGATGATTTCGGTTTCACTGAAGAAAGAACATTCTTTGGTGACTCTAAAGATTTTGCCCCAAATAGGGGAGTAGACATCTAATTATGAAAAACTCATATGATTCATTAAATGACACTTTTAACACAGATCCCGTCGAAGTGGATGCAATTGAAAAGAAAGATATATCAAAAGATAACATACAGAAACTTACGGATGATATTGGTAAGGATTATGATTATACTCGTGGTAATCTATATTCTTTAATAGAAAAGGGTCAAGAAGCAATTAATGGTATAATGGAGGTTGCAGGTGAGACTGCAAGTCCTAGAGCATATGAGGTTGCGGGTCAATTAATTAAAAGTGTTGCCGATAGCACAGATAAATTGATGGATTTGCAGAAAAAAATAAAAGATATGGATGAAGATAAATCTAAAAACCAAAGCACTGTTACAAACAACGCATTATTTGTAGGTTCGACGAGCGAACTCTCAAAGATGTTAAAAGATGGATTACTAAATAATAATAACTCTGAATAGTTTGTAATGGGCAAGAAGTCCCCTAAAAAAGGATACTACTACTGTAACACAGACAAGATGTACAAACCAATACCCAAAGGGTATAAGGTTCGTGACGACGGTTTTCTTGTAAAAGAAGGATGGTCATCAAAATACAAAAAGTCTATTGATTGTAATAACCCAAAAGGTTTTAGTCAGAAAGCACATTGTGCAGGTAAAAAGAAGATGACTGAGGAATCAAATCCTCGCATTGCCCGTAAAAAAGGTCAACCTGCAAAATCAAAAAAACATTCCGACTTATATACAGATGAAGATCCTAAAGGAACTATTCATGGACTGGGTTTCAAGGACGTTGCTACTGCTAAAGCAAGTGTGGCGAAAATTAGGAAATCAAGTCGATCACATGCTCATAAAATTCAAGCAGCGATTGCTATGGAGCAAAGAGCAAGAGTGATGGGTAAAACTGCTGAAGCAGCAGTTTATAGAAAGTTTATCAACTCTATGAAAAAGAAGACTAAAGCAATGAATGAAGAAAAGAAGGGAGATCACGAATACGAAATGATTCGTCGTCAAACGGATAACGTTATGGTTGCTGCGAAGAAAATCAAGAAAAAAGTTGGTAAAGGTGAAGGTGATGTAAAAGCGTGGGTTCAGTCCAAAATTACAAAGGCAGCAGATTATCTTGATACCGCTGCTGATTATATGACAGATAAAGAAGAAGTGAAGGAAGGTTCGCTTCATAAATGGTTTAAGGGTTCTAAATCCAAAGACGGTAAAGGTGGATGGGTTAATGTAACTACAGGTGGAACTTGTGCGAGTGATGAACCAGGTGAAGGTGTACCTAAGTGCGTGTCTCGTGCTAAGTATGAAAGAATGACACCTGCAGAAAGAAGATCCGCATCCAGAAGAAAGAAAAATAAAGATAAGGGTCAGCAATCAAAAACTGGTGCTGCAAAACCAACATATGTTGCAACTGACAAACCTAAGAAAAAGAAAATGAAAGAAGAATTTATCTCACTGCCACTTCAACTTGAAGTTCCACAGAGTAATGCAGAATTTAGATTGGGTCTAATGTTCCGTGAGAGTTTGGAACAAGATCGAGGAATGCTCTTTGTATTTGAGGAAACAGGTCAGCATTCTTTCCATATGAAGAATACTTTGATACCTCTTGATATTGCGTTTATAAACGAAGAGGGTATTATTGAAAGTATTAAAGAATTGAATCCGATGAGTTCAATGCCAGTATATCCAAACGGTAATATCAGATATGCAATCGAAGTAAATCGTGGATGGTTTGCTGAGAATGGTGTTGAGGTAGGAGATGCAATATTAGAAGAAGGTTGTCAGAAATGTGGTGAGAGTTGTGATAATTGCGAGTGTGAGTGTCACGATACAATTACTGAAGTTGAGGATAAAAAAGGTAAGGGTAGTGGTACAAAAGATGCTTGCTAT